AAGATAGCAGAAGGTATGATCACCGGAGATATATCTGAAATGATGGTCAAGTCATTGATAGACATTGCAGTGGATCCATCAAACAAGAATGCAGTTTCTGCTTTTAAAGAAGTGAGGGACTTGCTGGGGCAAAAGAAGACTGCTTTAGATGTTAAAGAGCAAAAGGCAAGAGTTGAGCAGATAAAGGCACAAACTGAAAAGTTAAAACCTGAAGACATAAGCATACAAGGGGAAAAATACACGGGAATCCCTGCAAGCATGGTAGCTCCCGTATTTGCTCCCGTCTTGTTTGATATACACGAACATAACTATACGGAGTATGTATTTCCCGGCGGTAGAGGTTCAACAAAGTCCTCTTTTGTGTCATTGCAAGTTATAGACTTGATAATGCGAAACGATAATATGCACGCCGTAGTTATGAGACAGGTAGCGGATACGCTTAGAGGTTCTGTGTATCAACAGATTATGTGGGCTATAGATGCCTTAGACCTTACAGGAGAGTTTCATCCTACTGTGAGTCCTATGGAGATAACACGAAAGTCTACAGGACAGAAGATATATTTCAGAGGAGCCGATGACCCGGGAAAGATTAAATCAATCAAAGTTCCGTTTGGATATATCGGTATCTTATGGTTTGAGGAACTTGACCAGTTCGCAGGACCTGAGTCAGTAAGAAAGATAGAACAGTCCGTTATCCGTGGTGGTGATGTTGCTTATATATTTAAGTCGTTTAACCCGCCTAAGACATCAAATAACTGGGCTAATAAATATATTAAGGTGCCAAAGGAGTCAAGAACAGTGATAGAAAGTAATTATTTACAAGTCCCCGCTAAGTGGCTGGGCAAACCGTTCCTAGAAGAAGCGGAGTTCTTAAAAGATACTAACCCCGATGCTTATGAAAATGAGTATATGGGAGTTGCCAATGGTGCAGGCGGTTCGGTATTTGACAATGTGGTTATAAGGCAGATAACAGACGAGGAAATAGCAGAATTTGACCACATTCTTAACGGGGTCGACTGGGGCTGGTATCCGGATCTATATGCTTTTGTGCGTGTTCATTATGAGCCTGCACAGCATAAACTATATATTTGGCAGGAATATACTTGCAACAAGCAGAGCAACGAACAGACAGCAAATACACTCATAGAGATGGGTATTACAGGCAATGACATAATTACTTGCGACAGCTCAGAGAATAAGTCAGTTGCAGACTATAAAGCTTATGGATTACTTGCAAGAGCAGCAGAAAAAGGTTCGGGCAGTAGGGAATACTCATACAAATGGTTGCAGTCTTTAAAAGAGATAATAATTGACAATATCAGATGTCCGGAGGCTGCACAGGAGTTTTTAGATTATGAATACGAGAGGGATAAAGAGGACAATGTTATAAGCGGATATCCTGACGGTAACGATCACTGTATAGATGCTGTAAGATATGCAACTAACCGAATCTGGAAGAAAAAAGGACAGTAAAATGTTTAACAGATTGATAGAAATAATAAGAGGGGTGATTAAAAAAGTGTTTCCTTCAAAAACGATAAAGCAGGTGATAGGGCAGGACATAGCCATTAGCCAAGCAATGATAAATAAAATAGAGACATGGAACGCTATGTATAACGGTCAAGCCTCTTGGATTGATAACAAAGTAAGTTCTTTGATGATAGAACAAGGTATTTGTACAGAGTTCGCCAATGTGTGCCTCAATGAGATGGAGGCGAGTGTATCAAATAAACAGATAGATGTGATATTTCAGGAATCTATTAGAGCATTAAATGAAAACTTACAGCTTGGTCTTGGTCTCGGTTCTTTTTGTATAAAGCCCTTGGGGGGTGATGCAGTTGAGTATGTAACAGCTGACAGATTTATACCGCTTGCATTTAACTCAAAAGATAGGCTTACAAGTGTTGTATTTATACAGGTTAAGAGAGTAGGCGAAAACACTTTTTATATAAGGCTTGAATACCACGAATGGAAAGAAGATAAAACACTGAGGATACAAAATAAAGCCTATAAGTCTTCAGATGGCAATAGTATCGGTTCTCCTATTGCTTTGACGGATATAGAAGAGTGGGCAAATCTTCCGGAAGATGTATTTTATACCGGAGTAGAAAAGCCTGACTTTGGATATTACAGAAATCCTATTAAAAACACTATTGACAATTCACCTTGTGGAGTGTCGGTATTTGATACTTCCATAAATCTTATAAAGATGACCGATGCACAATTTGCAAGACTTGATTGGGAGTTTGAAAGCGGAGAGCGTGCTGTTCATGTGGATATTACAGCACTGCAAGCCGCACCGGTAATAGGGAAAGAAGGCAAGACAACATACAAGATGCCTAGGCTGTCCGAAAGGCTTTACAGGGGCTTAAATCTATCCAAGGGCAACGGTGACGATATATATCAAGAGTACAGCCCTGAAATTAGAGACAGTAATATTGTAAATGGCTTAAATGCTTATCTTAGAAGAATAGAGTTTAATTCCTGTTTGTCTTATGGTGATTTGTCAGATGTCACTGATGTGGACAAGACAGCTACAGAAGCAAAAATAGCAAAGAAGCGTAAGTTTAATAGAGTAAAAGCAATACAATCTAATTTAAGGGATTGTTTAGAGGATTTAGTGTATGCACTGGCATTTTATAACGGACTTACAAAGACAGGATATGAATTTATATGCACTTTTAAGGACTCAATTCTTGTAGATGAAGAAACTGAAAGACAGCAGGATAGGCAGGATGTTGCAATGGGCGTTATGAGGCTTGAGGAATATAGAGCTAAGTGGTACGGAGAAACAATAGAAGAAGCAACTAAAAACTTGCCTACTGCACCTGATGGCATAGAGGAATAATACATGACCCCTGAAGATATGGAAAAACTTCCGAAACCATTAGAACGGTTAATGGCTGATTTAGAGATGAATATAATGTCTGAGATAGTAGACAGGATAAAGGACATTAAAAAAATTACTCCAACTATAAACTACTTACTTGATAGAGTGTACGATATTGGAGTTGGCAAAAAACATATAAATGATATAATAGATGATGCTTTAATGGATGTCAATGAAAGTATAGACAAGGTATACAAAGAAGCATTGCAGCTTGATTATGCTAGAAATAACGATATATACAAATCTGTCGGTAAGGATATGAAGCCATACAGCGAAAATAAGTGGTTGCAACAATTAAGCAATACAATTAAAGAGCATACAAAGGGAAGTATTGAAAATATAACTAAAACCACAGGGTTTAATATCACCAGAAATGGTCAAAAGATATTCGCACCTTTGGAAAAATACCTCACTGAAAGTCTTGATAGGGCTATGATGAATGTAACTACAGGTTCTAAGACATATACGGAAGCTATCAATGAAACTGTTGATGAAATGACTAAAAGCGGTCTTAGGACGGTTGATTATGCATCAGGAAGAAAAGACAGAATAGATGTAGCAGTCAGAAGGGCAATACTTACAGGTGTTTCTCAGCTTACTTCAAGTATTACTGAACAAAATATGAAAGAGTTAGGTACTGACTATGCAGAAGTGGACTGGCATTTAGGGGCAAGAAATACAGGCATAGGTTTTGAAAATCACCAATCATGGCAAGGCAAGGTATACAGTAAAAGTCAGCTAAAGACTATATGCGGTTTTGGAGATATGCTCGGACTCCATGGTATTAATTGTAGGCATATAATATTTCCTTTTATACCCGGTATATCAAAGCGAAAGTATACAGATGAATGGTTGGATGAGCAAAACAGAAAAGAAAATGAAAAGAAAGATTATAAAGGCAAAGAATTTGATACATATGAAGCTTCACAAAGACAAAGGCTGCTAGAAAGAACTATCAGAAAGTATAAGCAGGATATAAAGCTTTTAGAAAGAGCTGAAGCCGATAAGGACATAATCACATTAAAGAGAGCAAAACTCAAAGCGGTTGAAAAGGAATATGTGGACTTTTCAAAAGCTATGGGGTTAAAGCAACAGGGTGAGAGATTAAGGGTCAGTGATGCATATAATTATAGTGGGGTTAAATTTCCTGAAGTAAAATTAGGAACAGGAACTTCAGATAGCAATAACGATAATGGAAGTGTTTTACCTCCGGAAAAAATAGGAACTATAGATCCTGCGAATACAGGCAAGGCAATTGAATATTACAATGATAAAATACGCAACTCTGATATAGAAAATGCTATCATTATTGATAGATATGGAAATGTATACTATACTAAAGGGGATGAAGACAGTGTAATGTTTGGTGGAATAGATTTAACTGGTGCCACAATTACTCATAACCATCCTGAATCTAATGGTATTGTATCTTTTGGTGAAGATGATTTTGTTTTTATAAGAGACAATCCCGGTATTAAGGAACTCTTTGCTGTTAATTCTGAATATACCTATTCTGTTAAAGTTACATCCGATATGAGTAAATCATTCTATTCTGAATATAATAGAAAGGCAATGTTAGAAGCAGAATTTACACCGGATTTTGATATTCAACATAAAGTATTTGAAATATTGGATAGGGAGGGAAAAGTAAAATATGCTAGAGAAAAATATAACCCTTAAACAAAGAGAAAAGATTGAAGAAATAAAAAAAGAATGGGGGGATGAAATAGATAAAATTCCTGAAAACAAATATCCCCAAGGGGTGTTTGTACTTGATGGAGGAAATAGCAGAGATTATACTAAACTATCAAAAAAATATTTACAAATGATACAAGAAGTACTTAAAGAATCTGAATAGTGTCAAAATTAAAGCATCTTAGTGGGTGCTTTTTTTAATATAAAAATAGCCGATAGATTAGGCGTAAAATACTCAAGGTGTACAAGAGAAAAAATTAAGAGCGGTGGCGCTTCCCTACCGTCTGTAAAGCTTTCAAGGGGGATGTGTACCGCTCTTAATTAGATATCTATTA